TCAATATTACACAAAGTTTGGAGTCTTTAACGAAAAGGTTCTCAAAGGTGATATTGACAAGTATCTTGCAGCCGACAAAAGATTAGGATACGCTTCTGAACTGCTAGAGGTACAAAAACAAATTGTGAACTACCTTGAAAGAACTGTGAAAGACATTTCTAATCGAGGATTCCATATTAAATCAGTCATAGACTATCGGAAGTTCGAAAGTGGTGCATAAAATAATGAAGAAAAAATACTATATACATACTTTAAAGGGCTACCAAAGATCAAGTTATGTTAGAAAAGGCCCGTATAGGTATGAATGGCTGGCTTACCTTGTTACACGTTGGTTTATAGACTCTCATCCCTATGGTGAAGCTGTCGTAACCGATTCAGAAATTTCACCAGAGTTGATTAAATTATGAAATATATAGCTGAAATAATCCTAATATTCATGTGGGTAGCTGGAACAGTCTTATCTAAAGGGTTTTTGAGTACATTCTTTTGTATTGTCTTCCCTCCGTGGGCTTGGTACATTTTCATCGAAAAAGTTTTAATCATGCAAGGGTTTATGTAATGACAATTATAGGTTTACTGTTGACTGTATTCACATTGATCAACGTCCCATTGGCGATTGCTTGGTTTGATGTGAAGTTTTATGAAAAATGGGAAAAAGCGATTGAACATCTTTGTGAGTTCGATTTCATATTTTGTGTATCTCTGATTTTGTTTGCTGGATTTTTTCCAGAAACAGCGAGTTTTTTAATTAGAGAAATTTAATTCTTGACACCAAAGTACCGATTTGGTAAGATGTAGTTGTGGTGAGGGGAAACCCTCTCACCTTTTCAGGAGATTAGCTTATGAGTATTTCTAAGTCGCTTTTCAGTCTTGCCAAGAACAACAACGGTAAGTTCAAATCCGTTTCACAAGCCAATTACATTCTATCCATTGCATCACCCAACAACCTGTTGGCTGTAAGTGATAACGTGTATGGAAATACTTATACGTTTTTCTTTTCTTTTGACAGTGAGGGAATTACCTTCATTGAAAAAGAGACAAAAAAGAATAGTTCTGTTTACTGGGAGCGTATGGATGAAACCGCGTTCTGGATTGAGTACAATGCTAAAATGGCAATTGAGCTAGAAATAAATGAACTATCTGCGTGGATTGATAAAGCGCGGTCAATGGTTAATAAAGCAAAAAGCGAAAATATGCCTAAGTTTATGGCTAGGCTGCTTGGTGTAACCGATCCAATCGAGATTGGTAAAGTTGCTAAGTTATTTGAAAGTCGTGAGGCTAGACTGGCAAGAATTCAAAATGTGATAAATGTCAAACAAGAGCAGTATGAAAATTATTGGAGATCGTAATGGAAGTGTTTTTAAACGTGTGTATAACGATGACTATTGCAGTAGTCATCAACACATTGATAGATATTGTAATGGATTCTTCTACTAATTTAACAATAAGAACAAAGAATAAAATTTATATTATTCAAGGCTTATTGTTAGCTTCGACTACATTCCTGTGGTTGGCGTATATTCTAGTTAGGGTGTGGGTGTGAATATAAAATCGAGGCATGAAAAAAATTGGGGCGAAAGCCTCTTTTTTTTTTTGTCTTAAATAACTATTGACTTTGCTACTAGGTATGGTATGATTAGTTATAGAAAAATTTAAAGGAGATATTTTATGTTTCATAAACATTTAAACGAAAAATTATTAGGCGAATGGTTAATTCTTTTATTTCCTAACCATAAATGGATCAATAATAAGTCAGTTCCTAATTCTGGAATAAGAGCAAGACCAGACTATAGAAATGACGAACTAATGATTCTTGTTGAGTTCGATGGGTATATGCACTTTAGCAGTACAAATACACAGTTTAGAGATATGAAAAAAGAAGCTGTGTATTCTAAGATGGGGTATAAAATTATAAAAATTCCTTATTTTATCCAACTTACAGAAGCAACAATTTTTTATTATTTCGGAATAAGAAGTGAACTGTCTTCTTCATACAACCACGGATTTATAAATGAAAAGGCTATGATTCCATCTGATTTCAATTTAAAAGGTGATATGTTGTATAATAAAATTTTAAATGACTTAACTTTTAATGGATTTCCAGATGTTTCAAACAGTATAAAGAAAACGGAAAAAGAAAGAACAAACGAGATTATAAAAAAAATCTTTAAATAAAAAAAGGGAACCAAATTGGTTCCCTTTTTTGTTTTCTCAAAAACTTCTTATATATCAACCAGTTAGGTTAGCCACGGCAAATTTTCTGTAATATCTATTTTCCCCTTGGCCAAGACCTTTACCAGCACGAGCGCCAGAAGCGTCATTATGCTCATATGGATTCGCAATGATGCCGTAGCGACTTGCAAAACCGATCTTAGGTGCAAAGCTGTCTTCACCAACTGCGCGGTACATTTCAAGCGGCAAGTATGGGCAGTAAAAGATACCAGCATCCCATGAGTTAGCGCCTTTATAACCAACAGTCACGTAATCACGACCAGCATAAGGATCAATATAAACCTGATACTTGCCCATCAGAATACCAGCGTATGTGCCAGCAGTCGGATCAACGTTCATGTTTGATGCCAAAGCAGGATTGTAGTCAAGTACACCAGCCATGTTCAAAGCAGATGCTACGTTAGAGCTACAGATAACACGGTTAGCACGACCACGGCGGGTTTCGATAGCTACACGGTTTGCTTCCAGTTCGATTTGGAACAACAGACCTTTGAACTTCTCTACCAACCAACGACCGTCACTGTCAGCAGCCAGATCGAACAGACCCGGTACAGCAGCACTTTGAGCGCCAAGAACAGCAGCAACGTTAATTGTACGCAGGATTTCACGGTCAATTTCGGCAGTGATTTCTGTTGACAAAATGTTTGCAAGTTCAGTTTCGGCATCCATGTTATGAATGTTTTTCAAATCGTAAGCCAATTCACGAGAGAACTGAGCTTTCAATTTACGGCTTTTTACAGAAACGTCAGTACGTTCGATGCTGAATGCCATTTCGTTCCAAGCATCACCACTATCAGTACCAAGTGTCTGTGCAGCGGCGGTGCTCATACCAGTGCCAGTAGCAGTGCCAGTAGTGGGATCATCAGTACCAAATGCATCAGCAGCGAAACCAGAGGTATCACCAGCTTGTGCGCCTGCACCAGAGAATGCGGTATTAGCTTCATCAAACAAAGCTTCTGTGCCAGTCTGATTGCTGTAACGAGCGCGCATTGCAAAGATCGAACCAGTAGGCCCAGTCATTGATTGTACACCGGTCAAGTCAAAAGCCATCAGCTTAGGCATGGAGCGACGAACCATTTTGATCAGAATAGGATCAAAGTTAGCAACACCGCCTGTTTGGTTAGTCGGGGTTTCAGATTCGTTCATACCCTGATTGTATCTGATTTGGTTTTCGATAACAGATTCTGTAACCTGACGACGATAATCATCATTGATGACCGGCGCTTTCTCGTCATTCATTACTTTGTCTACAGCTTCTTTAAGTAGCTTACTCATTGTTTAATCCTACCTTTCTTTGTAAAGTTATTAATTATATTTATATAAGTCTAAGTTCTAATTAAAGCCGACCAACAAAACTTTTCAGCCAAGCACTCTCATGAGTCTCATCTTTTTCATTCAAATCCTGATTTTCAAGAATTTTTTCTTGCTCATCTTCCTCAACTTTCTTATCGCCAGTCTTAGGGAAATAAGATTCTTTCAATTGAGATACAGCAGATTCAAACTGATCTTGTGTTTTGAATTGCAGAGACTCAGAATAAGTAGTAAACTTTTCTTTCTGGCTTTCAGTCAGATCAGAACATACACGAGCGATAACGATAGACCGAGTTTGTTCATCAAGAGATTCTTTCAATTCAACATTCTTTTCAGTCAGACTATCGAGTTTTGATTTAAGTTGCTCAAGGTCTTTCTGCGTCTTCTCAACAATGCTATCAGACCCTTCTGGTACAGACAGATTGTGTGCTTCTGCCAGACCAACAAAACCTTTCAAGAAAGATTCAGCCAATTCAACTTTTACACCGGACTCAATAGCAATAGCATTTTCTTCTTGCCATTCATTTACAGCAGCGGTAAGATACTTACTAATGGTAGGCAGAACCTCTTCGGTTACATATGCCTCAGACAGTGATTCAAGCTCACTTGTTTTTTCTTCGACTTGTGATTCAAACAAAGTGGTCTGTTCACCAACAATGGATTCACGAATTTCAGCTTCTTTTTCAGACAGCATAGACTCGATAATCGCACTTGCTTTTTGTTTGAAATCCTCTGAAAGCTCTTGGCCTTCGAAGAGGGCTTTTACATGATCATTCATATTAAAACCTCGTTTCTCTAATCATTGTAATTCTATTTATAATACTTTTAATTCAAACTATTGATTTTTTACTCTAAATCGAATATACTGCTCTAATTTCTCTAAAAAAAGCCCTTCATCAATAGCAATACCATCCTCTTGCACAGCAGGAATCCAAACTCCATTCTTATTAACCCAT